TTAGCCTTCGATCTCCGTCGGGATGTACGTTGCTTCATCCGCGCCAGGCTCAACCTTGCCCCGGCTCAGAATGGCAACGACAACCGGTACGGCCTTCTCGCCGGGCGTAACCTGGCAGCGCAGATAACGAGCGCGCTTGCGCAGGTCAACGTCCATGATCAGGCCGACGCCGATAACCGTGTTGAGGGCACCGCAAACGAATGCTACACTAGCCGCAGTCGCTGTCCCGCCCGTGAGGGCCACAATCGCCGTCGCTGCGGTCGCGTTGGTTCCCTCGCGGATCGCAAACTGCTTCGCGGCACAGCCGGTGGCCGTGCCAATCGTTTGCGTGTAGATGAACCTGCAATGGTCCCAACCGATGGTGTCCAGGTAGCCGTAACTAGTAGCGGCTGTCGCCACAGTCACGGATACCGGAGCGATCAGGATGACCGTCTTATTGTCCTGTCCAGATATCATAGGGCCTCCTTAGCTGGCCTTGCCGACGAGGGCAACGATGGGGCCGGCCACAGTGGCTGTGCCAACGTCGTGAACGTTGATATCCGCACGCTCCGTCACCTTCAGCACGACCTCATCCTGCTCGAATGCGTTGAGCGCGGAATCGCTCGTTGCCATTCTGACGCCCCGCCTGGTCCCCATATCCGCCGCCAGGGCCAGATCACCGAAGAACGCCAGGCACTGACTGACGGCCGACCCGACGTTCATGACCTGACACATGCGAACCGGATAACCCAGGAACTGCGGCACCCGATAGCCGCCGATGATTTCCTGGCCTGTCGCGCCGCCCGCAGCCGATTCGAGCCGCTGCATGTTCGCCCACACGGTCCTGTTGCAATACCAGGCCGCATTCGGCGTGTCAGCGTAGCCCGGAAGGATGGCCACGGTCTTATTGAAATCGGTCAGCAGCAATTCGCTGGGCAGATCGCCAAAGCCGACGATGATGCCGCCGCCTTCGTCAACACCGTTGAGATTGGTGAGACGCGGGCCGACGCCGACGATGCCGCCATAGGTGGCTTCAGCGTTCGCCATGAAGCCGGCCATGTCTTCCCAATACGCCAGAGCATAGGCCGCTTCGCTCATCAGGTCGTCACCCATGTTGATGATCGCGTCCTCGCTGAGTTCCGAGGACATGACCGTAATGACGCCGATCTTCTTGGCCGTCAGGGTGAGCTGATCCCAGGCCTTGGTTGTTTCGGTAAGCGCTGTGGACTCACCGACAACGTAGGCGGTCAACCCGCCCGTCCGGCGCGGGTACTTCACATGGTCACTCGGCATCGGGATGATCCGGGCATACTTGCGGAAAGCGCCGTACTGCTCGCGGAGGTCCACAATGGTCCGCTCAAACTGGTCGGGCACGAGCACGCCGCCGGCCGTATTCAGACCTTCAATATTGGTCCGGCTGCAAATGCCCATGTCCTGAACGCGCTGGATTGCCCAGGAATAGCCCCTGCACGCGGCAAACCAGCAACCGAACCCGTAAGCGTCGAGTTCAGCATTCGGCCCCTTGAATGCACGCAGGCTGCCGTACTTCCGGGCTGTCGCGGGGATTACCCGCTCAGTCCTGTCAGCCTGCAAGCTCGGATCGACGGACGGAACCCGCCGGCCCGTGGTCTGCGACAGCCGGGCCTTGGCTGCCGCTGCTTTCTTGAAACGATCCTCGTCCTCTACCATCGTTGTGATCTGCGGATCGAGCTCTTCGATCCTGGTGCAGAGGGCGTCAATGGCGCTGCGGTCCTCATCCGTAAAGGTCCGCGCTTCGCCATTGTCCTCATACAAGCGCAGCTCCAAATCAGCCTGAAGCTTTGCTCGCTGAGCCTGAGCTTCCTTGAGCTTGTCCATAGCCCATTAGCTCCTTGGGTGCTCTACGTTATTCGTCCATCACCATGTAGCCGTAAGCCCCAAGGGTTCGTGCTACCCAGCCCGACGCCAAAGGTGTCGGGTCACTTCTTTATGCACTTCTTCGCCCTGGCCACAAGCCGGGCGTCCGCTTCACTTATCTGTCGTTTCGGCGCTGCCGGCGAAGCAACAGCCGGCCGCTCGCGCCCGATCTCCAGCGCGCGCAGGTCAGCCGTCGTCGCCGTATAGGCCGGGAACGTCACCGGCCCCACATCGTAGAGCTGGGCGAAGTCCGCCAGCTCGTAGATCACGTCCTTCTCCTCGTTGATGGTTGTCTCTTCCTTGATGCGGAAGCTGAACGAGGAGCCGTCTATATCGCCCCGTTCCAGGAGCGCCATTACGTCACGGGCCATCTGCGTATCGGGCGGGTCAATCTCATATTCCAGGCCGTCATCGGTGCTGCGCAATATGAGCGTCTTCTTTGCCGTCCGCCCCAGGATGTGATTCGGGTCGTGGTTGAACAGGGCTCGCACGTCGGGCTTCTCTTTCAGAATCCGGGCGAATGCACCCGGCTGTATCCGCTCGCGCACGCCAGGCCACAGTTCGTATTCTGTTTCCTTTGTGCCGTCGTAATAGACGGCTGCCAGGCCCACGATTCGCTTGCTCCCATCGGCCCGCGTCTCGACGCGAACAGGCGCGCGCTTGTGCGCCGTAAACCGGCGCTCGACAGCGGGGACTGCGCTCTTCTTGTCGTCTTCCCATATCCCCTCGCAGATTGCATAGCGCTGGTCGTTATCGGGATGTTCTTCATTCATGGTCGGATTCGCCATACATCGGTCAACGAACTCGTCGTGCGTCTCACCTTCATTCGGTTCTGGCAGCGGCATGGTATCGCTCCCTGAGATAAGTTAGGGCTTCGTCAGCGGCAGAAGCGGCGCGGTCAATCGTCCAGTTGTCCATTGCCTGTGCAGCTATATCCTCTTGACTATGTATGACGTGCCGCGCCGCCAACTCTGCCGATTGCATAGCAATGGCCTTCGGGTCCACTGGCCCGAACCCCGCCGCCATCCCCTCCAGCAGCGGGGCCAGCACCCCCTCGACGTGGGTCAGATGACCGGGGTAGAACTCTGCGCTCCATGCCTCCAGATTCCCTTTGCGATTTGCACGCTGCGCCTTATCCGATTCAACGCGCAGCACGCGGGCATAGGCGTCTATCAATGCCGCCCGGTGTCCCCTGAGCATCCGCTCATCCTCATCCTCGCCCTCGCCTCCTGGTGGCGATTCTTCATCGCCATCCGATTCCTTGATCGGCGCAGGCGGGGGCTTGGGCGGTTCGGACTTCTCCCCCACTTCAATCAGATTCATCTGGTGATAGTATTTGTTCCCGTTGGGGATGGGGTTCATATCCTCCAGTTCGCGCACGTCATTGATGCTGTAGATGCCGTTCTGCACCATGCTGGCGTAATAGGATTGCCGCGCCGCCGAATCTGCCCTCAGCATCGCTGTGAGGTTATGCTTTAGGTAGACGTTTTTTTGTGTGTAGATCGAAAAGCACTTGCGCTTGACTTCCTGTTCCCAACGGATATGCCAGGGCATCAGGCAATCGCCCACGTATTCAAGCGCCTGCTGTTCGATGTTGCTGAACGTCGCGCGTAGGAGATGCTGTACCTTATGGGGCGGCATCCTGAACCAACGACATACCTCCTCCACGCCAAACTGCCGCGTCTCAAGGAACTGCGCCTGCTCGGGCGCGATGCCGAGCTGGTTGTAAGTCATGCCTTCCTCGAGAATGGCCGGCTTCATGGCATTGGCTGCCCCACCGTGCCGATCAACCCAAGTCTCCCGCAGGTGTTGCAACGCCTTGTCGCCCAGCTTCGCCGGATGCTGAAGGACGCCGCCGAGCCACGTCCCGTTTCCGAAAAACGCGGCGGCAAACTTCTGCGAGGCGAGAATCGCCCCCAATGCCTCACGGGCAAGGTGCGGAATCTGATATCCGCTCAGGCCCATATCGCCCAGACCGTGAATGTGAATCATGTCATAGGGCATGACCGGGGTCGCCACGCCATCAACGCGCACCTCGTAGTACAACCTGCCTGCTTCCCGTTTCAGCGCAACCGTCGTTGGGTCCAGTGGCCAGAACGCTATCGGTTCAACGCGCCTGTTCCATTCGATTTCCGCATAGCCGTTCCCGAACGCGGCGGCATGGGCCGTCAGCGTCTCTCGGAATGACATGGCGGACATCTCGGGGTTCGCCTCAACGTTCAACAAATAATGGACGGGCGTGTCTATCTCGGTGCGTTTCTTCTCCTCACGCCGATAGGTATGTACTGGCAGTTTGGCTACGTCTTCGCTGATGTTGCGAACGCAGGCGAAGAATGCCGCAATGCCCATCGCCGTGGCCGGCGTGACGCGTTCGCCTGAAACCGTCTCCAGCCAGGGGTACATCTCATGCCAGTGGTGGAGGTCTGCCTCGTGCGCGGTGAGCCGCTTCCAAATCCTATTCAGCCAGCGCATTCCTTACCTCACGTGCCCACCACAATGATGTCGTAACTGACCGTGTTAGTTCCCGCGTTGATTTTGATCGTGTCTGCACTGCCGCCAGTAATGGCGTAACCGTCTCCGGGGTTGGCCTTGACCATGACGCCATTCGGCCCGATAACTTCCGTAGGAGACGTGCCCGCCCATATCGTTGTCACACCGTTGGTGGTGCCCGGGCCGATGACCAGCGTGTGCCCGCTCGTTGTGTTGTTATTGCGGATGAGTAACTGCTTGACCTTTGCAAACGTCAGCGCAGCCCCGAAGGCATCCGTCACGCCGCCGGCAAGGTCAAGTTCCTCCGCCGTGGCGGCAAGGCTACGCGTGTCATACCAGACCTGGCTTGCCTGGTCCGCCGCCGTGCCCGTCGCAAGACTGTCGACAATATCCAGCCCCAGGACACCGCGCTGTTCATTCAGGTCGCTGTCGTCTACGTACTGCGCCGTGAGGTTGTATCTCCAGTCCGTCTGTAAGGTCTTCGTCATCTGCCCGCTCCCTGTCAGACGTAGACTATGCCGCGCTCTTCGTAGGTACTAGCCTGTTCCGCGCCGCCCATCGCC